CAAAGACGTTCTTAGCCTCGTCACTGCTCAACGCTTTTGAGTAGGTGCGTAGTCTGTAGACGTTGCCTTTGACTCCAAAGTTGTTTACTGGAGAACCTATCACTGTAGGTTGCCCAGAGTTGCCAACATTAGCGGAACCAGATGCCGCTATGCTGATCGAGGCAATCTCAGCACCGTTGCGGTACAGCACAGCGTTGCCGCTGCGGTCTGCACTCACTAGGTAGTGGGTTGGTTCGTTCAAATCAGGTGCGGGATCGTAGCCAAAATTATATGCTGTTTCTGATGCACCTGAGTTGGTGAAGACTAGCTGAATGTTATCGTTTTGAATTACGTCCCAGCGGATCACCGCAGCGTCTACCGCTTGGTTTGATCCGTTTAAGTTGGAGATGAATATATCAGCGTTGATTGCGCTAGTTTCCTGCGACAGGACAAACTCAACACTGAAGTCATTAGTGCCAAACTTGTTCGCACTAACGTGAGCACAACTAATATAACCTTGGTTGGCTAACCTTAGCCCAGCACCGTCTACTGAGTTGACTAGGTTCGTAATTATCTCACTCCCGCCACCACCTCCTCCACCGGCAGTGTTAATTATGTTGGCAATGCCCATCGTTTATTCTCCCAGTCTGCCACTCACGGCAATGTTGACCTTACCTGTGCCACTCTTAGTGCAGAACGCTAATCCTCCGGTGTAGCCAGAGAACGAGATTGCTGTTCCGCTGCCATCCTCGTCAGATGTGCAGGCTGCCAGGATGCCGGTGTAGTTGCCGCTTGCCGTAGTGCAGGTGGCAGAATCAGCGTCAGTCGTTAAGCGATAGAAGATCGGCACGGTGCCAACATTCTGCAAAAGCAGGAATGCCGGGGATGACATAGTCTTCAAACTGGTGTTGCTTGGTGCAGTGCTGCTTGTCGTTACCGCTAACTCTTCGTTAGTTGTCGCGCCAAAGTTGGCTAAAGTATCATTCTGTCTTGCCATCGTTTATAATCCCCAAATCTTTTTTACTTTTTGTCGGCTGAACTCGCTTTTCCAGCCTTTCTTAGAGTTTTCTTGACGGTGGTATCCGCGCTTGATCATCTCTGACTGAGACGGTGCTGACCGCATACCTCCGATGGCGAAACTCGTTGGCACCTCAAGCTTTGCCCAGGTGCCAGTGCCATCACTAAAATTATCGAGGTCGGAGGAGACCAAGAACTCCTTGATCTCCCCCGTCTCGTGATTCTTGAACTCTACTAGAGGCATTAGTCAGCCTTGTAGACAGGTATCCAGTACTTAACACCGTTGATGCTGCACAAAACGCCTTCGACATCAGTGGCACCTGGAGTCAATCCAGTCACATTATACACTGTTAAGTTAGTACTACCGTCCTTGTCTGTACCGTCGATCTTTGCGTTGGTGAACTCCAAGAACGGAGTCGCAGAACCGGCAGTAGTTGTGTCGCCGTTATCTGCTTTTATCGCAATCGGTTCTTGACCGCTGTTGCCGCCCTTCAGCCTTCGGCCTTGAAGCGGGTTACCTACATTTTTTGTACTCATATCTTATAATCCTCCTGCCTGATCTATTTCCTCCATCGCGGCAACCATCTCATCTCTGGACGGTGCCTCGACTTCAGTAACTGTCTCTTCTACCTCCTCTGGGTATGCTGGCTCACCGTTGACTGTCTGCATCTCGACTGTGGCGAACTCGTCACCCAGCGATTCCACAGAACCGTCTATTGTGAAGCTAACAGCATCACCCACCTCGGGGGCGACCATCACGCCTTCCTCGTCTGCTACTTGCAGAGCGGTCAGCGGTATATCTACTTTAGGCATAAAGCAAAGTAGCCAGGGAGGCTATTAACCTCCCCGGCTAAATAGATTAGGTTGCTGCTGTGTAGTTGGTGGTCGAGTAGATTTCTACCAAGTGAGAAGCTTGAAGAACTTCACAACCGTAGTAGAACTTGAACCCAACCGTGGTCAACTGAGCCAACGGATCAGATTTGTCCGGGCCTTGACTGATCATCATCTTAGGTGCGTATGCGCTCATTGTCGCAAGGTTAACACCACCGTAAGCCTGATCACCTACAACGAATGTGGAGTATTTTGCACCAGTAGCATCGTAGGTGTATTGACCTGTGGCTTGCTTAGAGATAAACGGATTTGTGGTAGTCACCACTCGTGTCCCTGCATACCTTCCAACCTCGCCACGGAACAACTGATCCGGGTCACCATACTTGCTTGCCTCCAACCAATCATCGTCGTTCATCAAGTCACGAGCCACTTCAGGTGCCATGATAGCAGTGAAGTAACCGTTGCTTGTGCGAGCATTTTTAGAACGAAGGTTCGTGCTGGCATCGAGGATATCGAGCGCAGTCATCGCGTCATCAGTTCCACCGACTGAAGCCCAGTCTGTAGCGGCACCGGCAAAACGCTTCTGCTTGCCGGTGACATTGCTTCCCAGCTTATTGCGGAGAATCTCGTCAACCTTGAGCGCAGCATCCTGTCCGTTCTGGACGGTTGCCTGCTCCATGTGGTTGAAAAGCTCAACAGCCGAAAGCAGATCACTAATGCCCACGATCTGTCCGTACTGAGACAAGCTCACACTCACCGTTTCAAGCGAAAGTTGCTTGTACTTGCTCGTTGCCATTGCCTCGCCTTCAGTCAGTGACTCAACGTCAGTTGTAGCACTTTCAGGATAGCGGAAGAACTTAACGTCCTTGCTGCCGATCTTGCTGGGGAGAGGTGATTTGTATGCGAACTGATCAAGAACGATGTTCTTGAGAGTCTGCTCCAGTAACTTCTTGTCGAAGTAAGTTTGAAGACTGTCAGATATTCCTGACGTTCCTACTTTTGTAATAGCCATATTATTTTACTTAATTTGCGAACATACCAACCCCGGACTCGTCTGCACTAGCCATCGCCTTTAATAACTCGTCTCGCTGTTTATCAGCGGAAAGTTTATCGAATGACTCTATCTGCATCGTGCCACCAGGTTGGCTACCGTTCAGTGTTAGTTTCTCTTCGTACTCAGCGACTTGTTTTTTTAAGTCACTGACCTGTTTTTCCAGATCAGAAGATCGGTTAGCTTTCAGGTACATCGATGCAGCTTCTACTGCGTCTGTAATGCCTTCCGGGTATTGAGTTAGCACAGGTTTACGTTCCAACAGTTGGCCAACCATACGAAACAGTTCACTCTCCTGGTCGTTCAGGTCTTTGTGAGTGGCAGTAGCCTGTTTCCAGTTGGTGTCCCACTTGGACACAAACTCGGCTTGTTGTTTTTTCTGCGCCTGCTCAGTTGCGGTTTGCCGGGCCTGCTTGGCAGCTTTTCGGGCTGCCTCAGCGTTGGCATGATCACCCTCATCCTCGAACTCCTGAGCTATAGACTCATACTCCTCGGGTGAGTAGCGACTTGTGTTGGTGCGTTGCTGGATTTCCTCAAGACTCTTCTCGTGTCCATCCTGATACGCTTTTTTCTGAGCCTCCAACTCCTCGCGTTCTTTCTTCAATGCAGCTTTAGCCTCGTTGACTTCACGCCAGGATTTGTTGGCTCGATCCTGTGACTTCTTGGCCCTAGAGTACTTGGACTTGGGTTGTTCCTCCTCCTGTGTCTCCTCGGGCTTTTCCTCAGCCGGTTGCTCCGGTGCTTCTTCTTCTGGGGTGTCTTCCTCCTTGGCAGACTCCTGACTAGGTTTCTCGACCTGCGGCATCGAGATGTTGTTCGCAGTTAAGTCAAACGCGCTTGCATCAGCGTCAGCCAATGCGGATAGCAATTGCTCGCGTTCACTTGTCACCTGGCTAGGTGCTTCTGTCGTTGTTTCAGACATAAATTAGTTTGCAGGTTGCCTCAGCCATTCCAGGTCATCTGTCACTCCTGTGACTTCCTCCTCGGGTTGCTGCCTCACTGTGGCTAAACCGTCTATGGTTGCCAGTGCGGCTTTGAACCCGGCAGCTTGACCTGCCTGGTAATGCAAATCTGCTGGGGCTGAGATTAGCCTATCGCAATTTGTGATATGCAAGTTTCTCAGGTGGTGCTGTAGGTTGCTCCCTACCTCACTCCTGAGAAACTGCTGCAACTTGGCAGCGTGTTCGTTACTCCACTCAGGTGGATCAACCCACTCCGGTACCTGTCGGAATGTTCTCCACGTTGTTAGGAATCTCCTCAGTTTGTTGAACATCTTGCTCTGCTACTTGCGCGGCTGCCTGTTGCATCTGCGCGAATAAATTCTGTAGTTCTCCCTCAACCTGCTTGCCGGTCTTGGGGTCTTTTTCTTTCAGTGCTTCCAGGTGCTGAACGATGTGCTGCTCTAGCATCTGACCTTCTGCTGGCTCAGGTGCGGCACCTGTGTCTGCTCTGCTCTGGATGTAGTTGACCACCGTCTGGATATGCACCATGTGGTCATCGGAGTCTTTGATTACTGCGGGGAAACCTAAGCGAAGAAACGTAATTTCGTTGGCCTGATCCTCGGCTTGTGTCGCCTGCTGATCCATCGGGTCTTGGTACAGTCTCTTGACCAGAGTTGCGTCATCCGACTCCAAGATAGACTTGCGTAGTTGGCCTTGATTGATGAACGGATCATTCGCAAACATCTGAAAACGAGTGACTGCCTTCTGCATCAGGAGTTGCTTGTTGACTCCATCCGCACTGCCAGTTGGCTGAATGCCGTAGTTCTCGTGCAGTGCCTCCTGCGGTATCTGCTGGGCCGTGTCGAGGTACCAGTAGTCCAGAGAGGTCTTGTCATACTGAAGCAGTAGCGACCAACTCATCCGGTAGAGTTTGCCCAGTGCTATGCGGAAGATTCGCATCCGCAGATCACTGCTCTGCTGGTACAAGCCACCAATAGCCTGAATCTCAGTTGCCGTTCTTCGCTCAGTGTTCTGGAGTGTTTGCGTTAGGCCAAAGTCAGGTGTGCTAACCCGGTTCTGAGCCAACTCCCGCACGATGTTCATCTGGGTATCAAACGAGATCGGAGGTGACTGGTGGGCCACCGGCTGAATGCCAAACGGCAGTATGCTGCCAGGTGTCATGCGGAGATTGCCGGTGTTTGGCATATCCCTCTCAGCGCGGAATAGCGGACGATTGTAGACTGTCATGCAGTCATTCTTCTCGTTCATCAGCTTAGTAAGCTCGGCCTCCATCGTGGCTTGAAGCTCGACTACTCCTCGTGGACTGTAGAATCCTGGGTCTTTGATCTCGTAAGGAAACGCGATGAACGGTGGCTTACCGTGCTTGTAGGGCACCTTCATCATCGGGCGTAAATCAAGCTCAGGCTGAGTTGGGCTAAAAGTGCAAATGCACCACTGCCCGGTCTTCTCGCGGAAATACACCTCCCAAACGATGACCTTCTCATCATCGCTGAACGTCAGACCTTCACGCTCGAACTTGGTGTATTCGGTGTCCATATCACCGGCATCGTTGTTGTAATTGCCAGATATCTGGCTAATAACCTCCGGGTCTTGGTTCAGGTGTTTCTGCCTGCGATATGAGTCCAACGAGTAAACGCTGATGTGACAAATTCGGTCTGCCTCCTCGATGCTTCGCGTCCAGCCCGGAACAACGAAGTGCTGAGGATCAATGCTGAAATAATTTAGTTTTTTAGCTTTTGCATCCCACAGCACCTTCATGATGCCGGTGCCACTCACCAACATTGCGTCCACCGCACTCAGCACCTCAGTCTCCAAGTTGGTGCGTTGTTTAAGTCTGTGGTCAAACCACTGAGCGGCAGCAGTCGTATACTCGGCTACCTGCGGGGTGGTAGGGATAAACTGAGCTATGAGGTCTGTGGCAAATAACTGCTGAAAGTAGGCAGGCTTTAGTTCGCTGATCGTTGTGTCTACCAGCGGAAAGTGAACGTCACTGGCACCGGGCCAAGGCTTGTTTCTTCTTCTCAGACCGTGGTGCCGCATTTCGTAGAACATCCGTTGCCGGGTGTCCCACACGGAGCGATCTGCCAAGTCTTGAAGTACTGATGCGTTTAACTGCTCACGCGATTTCATACAGAATAATCTTCTTCTTCGTCATCCTCATCTTCGTCTTCGTCCTCCAGCAAATAGCCCAAGGCTTGCAGTGACATCAGGCAGGAATACATCTGTAAGCCACCGATCAATGTGGCATCGTCCAGGTCGAACTCTTCCTGGTACCTAGCCACGAGTTTCTCGATGTCACCACAGAAGCACTCAAGTTGGCCTGATAGCTTCATGACGCAAAAAGACGCACCGTTTTGATGCGTCTCTGCTAAGTTTGGCAATTTTTTCAGACGGTGCTGTTACTTGCCTATGCTGTTCTTCTCCAACTGTCTCTCGTACTCGACTATCTGCTCCAGTGCGTCTTCCACGAACTTCTTCGCCTGCGGTGATGCCATGTAGGCATCTTGGAATCCACGCTCATTCTCCAGAATCAGTCTCTTCGTCGCGTCCAGCTTGATGCTGGTCGCGCATCCGCATACGAATCCAGTCAAGCTTGTCATTAGCACGATCCTCAACATCTTGCTCCAGCTTTTGTTTATTGGCTTTTTCTCCATATCCTAGTGTTTTCTTTATGATTTCAAGTATTAATCTGATTGTCTGTAGTAAGTTCATCCTGTGTGTAGCCCCATACTTTCCCTCAGTTTGTGATCACCTGACCACTCTGCCATGCCTGCCTCCAAGACCTCCTCCAGATCAGGCTGCCATCTTCTTTCCCACATGTACTGATCCGAGAAACTCGCCATCGCCATGACTAGCGCATCTGCGCGGTCAGGAGAACTAAAGCCTCTCGCTTTCATCTCCTTCTTGCTCTCCAAGTTCAGCTTGCCGGTCTTGCTGGTGGCAACGCGCCTGGTGGTCAGTTGGCTATGCAGAATCTCGCAATCTGGCAGGATAGCCTCACAGCGGTCTATCTGTCTGGCAGCCTCAAACCACATCTCTGTTCCACGGTTGGTGTAGCGATCCGGGTCATGCGCTCTGCCGCCCAAGTTCACCTGGTGGATCGGCCACCCCATCTCTGCAAGCTGATGGCACATCGGCAACCCTAGCCCACCTGCATCACCAAATATCTGCTCAGGTTTCAAGCCTGCCTTCTCAAACTCCAAAGCGAACCGGGCACAACCTGCCATCGTGTTTGCCTCTCTCCAGGCGACTAGCTTGGTGATCTTGTTGCCTACTCTCATGCAGAACACCGACTCATCGCCTGCCGCCGCAAAGTCACATGCCGCCACCATCTCCTGACCGTCCTTCGTTGGCGGGCTGTCGATGCATTGCATCAGCGATTCCCACGGTATCACCAAGCCTTCGCCACTCGTCTCCTGGAACTCGCCAAAGATCATCGAGCGGATCAGCGGGTGATCCTTCCCCCACATCTCCATCTGCTCGTCGATCCACGATTTCTTGATGTGCGGACAGTCGAATGCCGTGACGGTGTGCAGTTTCCACCACTTCTGTTCTTTGCTAAAAATCTTGTAGAATTTGCCAGTAGTGCCACCCGGGGAACTCATCGCCATGATCCGATTGGGCTGAATCCTCGCCACTGCCTCAAACAAGTCCTCCTGGATCGATTTGCACTCATCCAGAATGATGTATACCTGACCGTGGAAGCCTTCAAACCGCCCCGGTTGATCAGTCGCAAATCCCAAGATCCTCGACCCGTTGTCCATCGTCAGGTCGGTCTGGTTGATCTGCATGCCGAGCCCCGCAACCTTACTCGCCAGACTCCGAATCTGAGGCCACAACTGTTCTTTCACCTGACGATAAACGCCACTGGTCGTGATGACTATGCTGCCGGGATAGATCAGCGCATACCATAACGCACTCGGCGCAGCAATCATCGCAGTCTTGCCACTGCCGTTCGCCGCTTTCAACGCCACCCGCGCACCCGGTTTGCTCAGATCAAACAGAACCTTCTTCTGCCAATCGTACAGCTTCAGCCCGAGGTACTTCTCAGTAAATACATCGCAGTCCGCGTCTCGCGAGGAGAC